CCTTACCAAGCGCCTGACGTTGAGCAAGACTCTGGTTTAGCTTATCCGCAAGAAAATGAAATCCGCACTGTTCCAATGGCTACACCGCCTGTTCGCCGTCCAGTACGCCCAGTACGCCCAGCGGCCCCAGCCCCTTACCAAGCGTCTAACGTTGAGCAAGACTCTGGTTTAGCTTACCCACAAGAAAATCAAATGCGCACTGGCCAAATGGCCCTCAAAAAACCTGGCTTCTTTAGTGCAACTCCAAGCCAACAAGCCGACCAGTTTAGACGTAGTGCAGAACAACGTAAAAAAATTGGTGCAAGAATTGGTAATTCAATCGGATTAAATAACCCTCCGGTAAATTAATATGCCATACAAATCAGAAGCTCAAAAAGGGGCCATGGGTGCTGCAGCAGCTGGTAAAAGCACACTTGGCATTCCTAAAAAAGTTGGCAAAGAGTTTATGAAAGCTGGTCCAGCCTCTAACAAACTACCTAATAAAGTACAAAAGCGAGCCGCTGGCCGCGGGAGATAATCTGTGGCAACCTCGGGAACATTTAACCAAACTAAGATCAACGTTGACCAGTTGATCTCTTATGCGTTTCGTGATGCGGGTAAGACCGCAGAGGAAATGACGCCTGAATATGTAGACGCGGCCCGGCAGGCACTGTTCTATTTGTTACAAAATCTTTCTAACCGCGGAGTTAATCTTTGGTTGCTAGAAAACTATTTATGCGGCGCGTTAAACGCACAGCAGGAATTAGTTATGCCACCAGGAACAATTGATGTCCGTGAGGCAAACTGGGTGTACATTGTTAACTCCGAGGCAGCTGAATTTTTGCCAACAAGCAACCCGGACTCCCCGGCGGTATTTAACCAAAATTTAGATTTAGTCTCAACGTCTATAGTTGGATCTAATTGGTTTGGTCTTGAATACCAAGATGCACAGCCAGTTTTCTATGTTGGGTTTAATGGATACGCAGCCCCGGGAACCACAGTAACATACAACTTTGCGTATGAGGTAAGTAACGACGGCGTTACCTGGCAAACAATAAAACAGTTGCCAGCGACCACGTTGGCTGACCGTGAATGGGCTTATTTTAATATTAGCATCACCCCAAACTATTTGTATTATCGTCTACGTGAGACCGTAGCGACTACGTTTTCTATTCGTCAAATTGTATTTTCTACAAGCCAACAAGTTATTCCACTAGCGCGTTTAAATCGTAACGACTACTGGAGTCTGCCAAACAAACAATTCCCAAGCGAGCGTTCACTTCAGTACTGGTTTAACAGAGCTATTGATCCAACTATGTATCTTTGGCCTGTTCCAAACAATGACTTTCAAATGTTTCAATTAATTATTGAGCGTGAGATGCAAGACGTTGGTTCGTTAACTAACGAGCTTTATGTTCCAAACCGTTGGATTGGTTCAATTCAGTCAACACTTTCACACAAGCTATCTTTGCAATTACCCGGAATAGATTTAAACCGCATTACGTATTTAGAAAACATAGCTAAACACCTTGAATACGACGTATCACAAGAAGAGCGTGACAAGTCACCAATCTACTTTCAACCTAACATAAGCTACTACACAAGATGAGCGGCGCATACGCAATGACTTATGACAACCTGGTTCAGGATGTTATTAACTACATGGAAAGAGATGACGTTCAGTTTGTCGCTCAAATTCCAAGTTTAATTGGATTAGCTGAGTCAGCTATTGCCGCAGAATTAAAGACATTGTTGCAGCTTAATGTTGTATCTACAACATTAGCTGAAAACCAGGTTGTGTTAAATAAACCAACACGCTGGAGAAAAACAATTTCATTAAAAGTTAATGGCAAACCTTTGTTACTAAGGTCCCAGGATTATGTGGCGCAGTATCAATCAGAATCAGATCAAGGCATACCAAAATATTATGCGGATTATGATTATAGTAACTGGGCTTTTGCTCCGCTTCCAGATCAAGACTACCCATTAGAAATTATTTACTACAGCCTTATTACCCCATTAGATACAAACAATCAACAAAATTTATTTACTGCGGAGTGCCCGCAGGCAATGTTGTTTGGCACACTTCTTCAAGCTCAAGGATATTTAAAAGCTATGGACAAGTTGCCAATTTGGAAACAATATTATACAGAGTCTATTAATGCGTTGAAGAAAGAAGATAACTCACGACGCATTGACAGAAACGTTACAGTCCAGGAACCATAAAAAATGCCAACCCCAGTATACGTATCCCCCTTTACAGGAACCGTTGTTACCCAGACACAGGTAAGCTATGATTCCGTTGCATTAACATCTAGTCAAGAAACGTACTGGCCATCATCTACACCAGCTGGATCAATTACACTAGCCCGTATTTTAGATGTAACGCCTTCCGTTGCATCTTTAACTTTAACTTTACCCCAGGCAAACCAGGGAACAACTGGCGCTGATAGTTTAATTAGAAACTTTGGTGCCGTTAATTTTACTGTCTTTTCTTTCGACAACGCGCAATCTTTTGTAATTGCGCCGGGCCAGTCATGGTATTTTTATCTAGTAGACAACTCCACAGAGGGTGGCTCATGGAACAGTGTCCAGTTTGGCACAGGAACATCCTCGGCGGACGCGGCTGCACTGGCTGGTAATGGACTTCAAACTGTAAGTGGGTTACTATGGACAAGCCAAAACGTTGTTGATATTACCACAGCACCAACACTAAACCAAAACAGTTCTGCGTTTGTATATAACTGGACAAGCGGAAACGGCACAATTAATTTACCCGCTGGCGGCAATTTAGAAGACGGTTGGTATATAGGTTTTAGAAACTCCGGAACTGGCGGATTAACATTTACTCCCCAGGGGTCATCTACCGTTAATAATCTTGCCAGTCTTGTAACTAACCCGGGTGATTCAGGATATCTTGTATTTAAAAAATCATCTGGTGATTTTTACACATTGGGTTTAGTAGCGCCTAACCAAACCGTGTTTACCTCGTCTGTGTATGACGTGGACAGTATTGGTCCCGGCGCACCAAACGGCCCAACTTTAGATCTTACTGCCTACGCACCAATTATTCAAACCTATGTAGCTTTATCTAACACCAGGACAGTCACATTAGAAGTTGAGCTGCCCCCCATAACACAGCTTTATGTTTTAACAAATAATACGGGATACACACTTTTTGATATAGAATTTAACGTAACCGGGGGCGTTGGGTCCCCGGTTATTTTACCAAATGCTTCGGTTGCTACGGTACTAACTGACGGAACAAGCATTACTGTTGTTTCTCAAAACGTAATTACAGGAAATTTTCTTGCAAATGATGGGACCGCGGCGGCGCCAACATTCTCGTTTACTAGCGATACAAACACCGGAATGTACCTAAACAACCCTAACGTTTTAGGTATTGTTGCAGCTGGGGCTAATATGATATTGGTTGACAACTCAACAACGCCGGTTGTTACCGTAACGGGTCAGTTAAAGGCCGGATCAATTCAAGGCGGAACGTTTTAATGGCTGAGGATTCCAGTTCTAACATTCAGCAACAGTATGGTCAAGTCTACACGTTGGCGGTACAGCCAGGTATAAAACGAGACGGTACAATTTTTGAATCACGTGATTACAGTGATGGGGAGTGGTGTCGTTTTCAAAGGGGAACTCCTAAGAAAATGGGCGGCTACTCCCAAATGTTTAGCTCGGTTAATGGTATTGCCCGTGGTATGATTATGAACTCATACAACGGCGTTAACTATGTGTTTACAGGAACAAATCAAGGCATCGACGTATTTACCACAGGGACATCGCTTGGGCAGGGCAGCGGCCCCTATGCCGCAACAATAATTCCAGGTTACTCAGAGTTTGCAATTAACACGGTAACCACATACACGTTTAAAATTACGTCATCCCCGGCCGCAGACTTAACGGCGTTATTTCCGGTTGGCACTAAACTAATATTTAGCCAGACAACGCCAGTTGAGTATGTAGTTAGTGGTGCCACATACTCAGCGCCAGACACAACCGTAACGGTAACAACCGCAATAGCCGGAACACCTACAAGTGTTTGGTTTTACAACACATCATTTAGTCCAGACAATAGGCTGTTGTGGCAGTGGGATATGCAGTACTCTTCTGTTGGCGCCGCACTAAAAGTACTTGCACACCCAGGACTTAATTTAGTTAACATTGATAATAGTGTAGAAAGCCAAGTATTAATTGGTGATTTATTGCCTGTAACAAATCAAAACTGGGAGTTTAGCGGGCTTGCTGATACCGGCGGACAGAACCCAACCTACAGACCGATTACAGCTGACGGCGGCGTGTGTGTGCTGTACCCCTATGTTTTTGTGTACGGATCCTACGGATTTATTGCAAACAACCACGTCTCCTCCACGTACGGTAGCCAGGAACTAACCGACTGGAACGGCGCAACAGCTAATCAAATTAACATGGCAGCTGGTAAAATTGTTAGGGGTTCACCTGTCCGAGGCGGTACAAACTCGCCATCAGGTTTATTTTGGGCTACTGACAGTTTAATTCGTGTGTCTTTTACAGGACAGGCGTCGCTATATTGGCGTTATGATATTATTTCTAGCCAGACCTCAATTATGTCGTCCTCCGCCGTTGTAGAAGCGGATGGTATATCGTATTGGATGGGAGTTGACCGGTTCTATCTGTACAATGGATCGGTTTCTGTGTTGCCAAATGATAAGAACGTAAACTGGTTGTTTGATAATTTAAACTTCCCACAGCGTCAAAAAGTATGGGCGACTAAGGTTCCTAGGTACAACGAGATCTGGTTTTTTTATCCCCGTGGCACAAGCACAGAATGCAACGATGCTATTATTTATAACGTAAAAGATAAGATCTGGTACGACGCGGGTAGTGCAAGTGGCGCGCAAAGATCTTGTGGTTACACGACCGAGGTTTTCCCGTCACCTGTCTGGGCAAATTGGAACTATGACATTTACTTTAGTAACGCCTATACTACTATAGCACCCCCCGCTGTAACACCTCCGGCAACCCCGTTGCCAGCCCCTAATCCAAATCAATTTTATTTATATGGAGATGTAACGCCTCAATTTTCACCTGGTGATAAATTGTCATTTACCAATAACGTTAACGCTGTAATATACACCATAGCAACAAGTGAAAATATTTTTAATGTGGACATCGGAACCCCTGGTGTTACATTGGTTACTTGCACTGAAAATTTTGATCCGGTTATTGTATATGGGGATGTAGTGTACCGCGTAGAGGGTGGATACGGAATTTACCAACACGAAATTGGTTTAAATAGTGTTTCATTTTTTGGCACCACTGCCATAACGTCTAGCTTTACAACGTGTGACATTAGCTGGGTCGGCGGTAACCCATCTGCAGATTCTGCCGTTGGCGTTAACCGACGCATGCACCTTCGCCGTGTTGAGCCTGATTTTGTTCAAGGCCAAGACCTTGAGCTAAACATCCTTGGCGCAAAATTTGCCCGCGGTGGCACACAGGTATCGGGCCCTTACTATTTTGATAAAGAGACCGGTAAGGTAGACCTTAGGGTAGAGAACAGGGAAACACGCTTGCAGTTTGTATCTAACACAATTGGCGGTAACTATGAGCTTGGGCGCATACTGATTACCGCAGAGTACGGCGACGAGAGACCGTAATGGAACAGCAGTTTTTTCCATTTTCACCGGAGTATTCAACCTGGGATGATTGGAACGGCAACCTATTACATTTCTACGGCGAGCAGCCAATTCCGGTACTGCCAGAAGATCAGTGGCAAGAAGTAGCTAAAAATGTTATAGAAATTCCGTTTTTTAGTGCATACGCTGTACCAGACCCCCTGTCTTATGAAACGTGGCATGAATGGGCTGAAGAATTTACTCTTACAGTTAACGGCCCAAGTCAATAATTAGGGCGGGAATGGTCTTATTTTTGCATTAGTGTATGTAGGAACAACTATTATTTAAAAGGATGAAGTATGAGTCAAATGGTTGACAGCAAACAACAGGAACTAGGAACAGACATGATCGTCAAGATTGCGGCTGAAAATACTCGTTCTCCATATCCTTTTGAAAAAGTGTTTATGTTCTTTGTGTCTGAATTAGGCATGCCTAACGCCAGGTTGTATAAGTTTGGCAATACTGTCTTTGTAATTCACCCATCCGAAAAACGCCCAGAGTTTGGCGTTTTTCGTGCTCTTAATGCCGATATTGCTGAAAACTTTGTACAAAACGGAAAAATGTTTGTGGACAAAGCAATTGAAGACGGCTTTACCGGATTGCAAACCACTTTTTCTGACCCCTCCCTTTTAAATATTTTTAAATATATTGGTCGTGAAGAACAAGAACTTCAAAATCCTAACATGGGATACACTGTACAAAAATCAACCGATGGAAAACAAATTCGAGTAACTCTTGTATTGCAGGGTGAAAGGATGGGTGCGTAATGGCAGCCGTTGTTGAAGCAGTATCAGCCGTATTTGAACCGGTTTTTGAAGCAGTTGGTGCTGTTGCTGAAGTTATTACAGATGCAGCGCAAGTTGTTGGCGACTTTGTTGTAGAAACAGCCCAAGCTGTTGTTGCAACAGTCGAGGCCATAGCAAACGACCCAGTAAAAGCACTTCCCCTGATTGCGGTTGCTATTGCTGCTCCGTATGTGGCCCCTTATTTATGGGCTGGAGCAACTACAGCTTCCGCCGCAATGGTATTAAACACCGGTTTGGCCTTAGCTAACGGTGCTAATCCAATAGACATTGCTCAAAACTTAGCTATCAGTGTGGCGACTCAAGGTATTACAAGCGGTTTAGATATATCTACCGGATACAATTTTGCCGACCAAGCTATTGGAAACGCGGCAAGTGCTGCTGTTCAAGGCCGTGACATAGAAACCGCTATTGGTTCTAGTCTTGGAGGGTCTCTTATTTCAGCGGGAACTGGTGCGTTAACTCGCGAAATTAGAAATTATGATTATAAAGGTTTTTTTGACGAAGCTGTTAATAATAGTGAAATGCCTCCGGAAGATGTAGAGCTTTTAGTTAAAGGCCGCATTTTTGAAGACGGTGTTAACTCCGGCGTTTCCGCAGAGGAAGCTTCTGAAATTGCTAAAAACTTTGATCCAAATGCCGAAGAATATTTAGCTTTTAAAGACGTTCCAGTGTCTGAAAAAGAAATTGCAAACAATGAAAAAGAAATTTTAAACTCTGAAATTTTTAAAGACGCAGTAGACGCAGGGTTTTCAAAAGAAGAAGCCATAGCAATTGCTAAAGGAGCTATTGAGGGGCAAAATCCCACAGTGTCTAATCCAGTTGCTGGGTCCAATGTAACTGTTGAAGGTTATGCTAGTGACGCGCCAGAAACTACCAGCCCTATTACTTACGCTTCCGTTTCTAAAGAAGACTTAGATAAAGAATTAGGCGACGGGGAGATTGACCAAGAAACCTATGACGCTTTAATTAAATACGCATCTGACACAACTAAATCAGAACAAGAGTACGTTGATCCTCGTGAAGCAATAGACGTTGAGCCTACTGCAGATTTTATTACAGAGCCAAGCCCTATTGATGCAACAAAACCGGACACAACTGCGAGTGAATACGGCGCGTTAAATGCAACTACAAATGAAGATGGTAACACCCTATACACTTATGATGATGGATCAACGTTAACATTAAGTGGCAACGGCGAAGTTTTAGATGTTACGGAGGCAACTGATTCTGGAATAGGTATTGGCGAATACGGAATTGGCGAAGACGAGTACGAAGAAGAATACGAAGAAGAAGAATACGAAGAAGTAGAAGATCCTAAATCTAAATCTGGCTTTTCTATAAAAATTGGTAGTCCTAAAGGGCCTAGAATTCCTAGACTACCAAAAGCTAAAACAGCACGTAATACTTTAACAGCAAAACCAACAAAACCAGTTGCAGGTTCTACAACAGAAACTGGTGCTTTAGATGCTTTAGGTGGCCAACAATACGGTGTTGGTTTAACCTCTAATGTTTCTAAAGGCGATGCAGAATACGATTTATTAGGTGAACTAGAAACAGAAGAACCACAAAACTTTTCTACTGGGGGCTCCACAGCAACTCAGGGTGTATATGATTTAAGCACCACCGCTACATCCCCATTTTTAGGTGGCGGTAACGCGGATATCAAAGCATTAAAACCTGGTATGATTAAAGGTAAAATTAATTATGCGTTACCTGGCTATCCGTTTGGTAAAGAATGGAAAGCAGCTAAAGCTGGTGGGTCAATTCAAAATGCGCCAGAGGGGCACAACCCACAATTCTTTAGTGAAGGTGGTTTGGGTCAAATGAAAAACACCTATGTAAAAGGTGCAGGTGACGGCACAAGCGATAGTATTGCCGCTATGCTAGCTAACGGCGAATTTGTTATTCCTGCTGACGTGGTGTCTAGTTTAGGTAATGGCAGTAACGATAGTGGTGCTAAAGTTTTAGATGAGTTTTTAAGAACAATTCGCGCCCACAAACGCAAAGCAAATCCTAAAGGTTTGCCGCCAGATAGTAAAGGCGCATTGGGTTATTTGGCAGCAGCTAAGAAAAAAGTGAAGAAATAATATGGCCTCCGGACTAAGCAATTTTATATCCAATTCAGCAACTCAATCCACGTCAATGCCGGCGTGGTATGATAAAGCACAACAAGACCTTGTTACTGATGCAACAACCGCTGGAAAAACTATACCAGCTCTAGCAGATACTTCTGCTGGTGCCGCTATTGACCAGTTTGCAACAGACTCAACAACAAATCCGTTTGCAAATGCTCAAAGCACATTAAACAAAATTGGAACAGGTGCAGCTAATCCTTGGATTACTGATGCTTCTGGCAACGTCAAGCCAGATACTACTACTGCAATGGGTGGTTTGTTTCAAGCGCAAAACCAAGCGCTTAACCAGTTGATGCCAAATTACACGGCTCCTGTGGAGGGTGCTAACATTGCTTCCGGAAACTTTGGAAGTCTTCGTGGTAACACTGCTGTCAATAAAGCAATGGCTGATGCTCAAGCTCAATTGTTTGAGAGGCAAATGCAAGCGGCATTACAAAACCAACAAACTGGTGTAGCAGCAGCTACCGGACAAGGAAACGTTGGCGCTGCAGGCGTAAATGCAATGACCAGTTTAGGTCAAGCTGAACAGTCTGACCCGTTGTTTGCTACTTCTGCTGTTGGTAAAATTATTGGTGGTATTAATGCTCCGACAACCACCAAAAACGAAACCCAGCTTTCTCCACTAAATCAAATTGGCTCTATTGCTTCTGCTCTTGGCGGTTCTATTTCCGGCACAGACAAGTTGCTAAAAGAGTTGTTCCCCGCTGTAGGTAAACCTGGTGAACCCGGTTACAAACCAGCGGGTGGATTGTCTTCAATATTTAAGGGCCTTGGAAGTTCTTCAATTGGTTCAGGTTTAAATTTAGGTAAAGGCACTTATTCATTGGCTGACGGTGGAAACATGGTTATTGGTGATGACGGCTCAAAACAAATTAACAATGCCGACGGAACTTACCAAATATTTGACAAAGACGGAAATGAAATAAGCTCCGGACGTAACGACCAATACGGTGATACTGACACAGATTTAGGTGGCGGCGGTGACGTCGATACCGGCGGCAGTGATGTAGATACTGGTGGCGGCGGTTTTGGTGACGACGGATTTGACTTAGGTGGAAGCGGAATTGGTGATGGTAATTTTGGTTTTGATAGCGAATAAAAATGGCTAATACTTATACTCCAGGTTTACCTACAGCGGGGAACAACTCTTTTAGCCACTTGTCTGTGCCGGAAATAGAACCGCCAAGAGCAGAAGCAATAGAGCCAATTTGATTTAGTGGAGAAAGCTGGGTTTCGTTTTTGGT